ACATCTTGTTTGGTATTTATATTACCAATTTTTGACACTAAAATTGGACTTACATCAAGAGTCGTAGTAATCGCGTACAATTTATTCTTTGTTTCCTGTTTGACCATTTCTTTCGCCATGTTGAGTGTGTTGACATTATTAATTTTGGTTAGATTACCTAACGCATTAATATTACCCTGTAAAGCAAAATTTGACAGCTCTTTTTTATTATTTTGAATCTTCTTTCTGTATGCATTTTCAATCTTCTCACGAATAGCTTTCACATTATTTTTAGAGTTGACATTCTTAATGTTTAAATTAAATGAAATCCTCTTAGCCTTTTTAGCTAAATTATTCTTTTCAGCTTGGAAATTCTTTTTCTTTTGTACGAGAGTATCAACCTCTTTTTTGATATTCACGAGTGAAACATTCGTTGTTTGAAATTTATTGAGGAGACCCGTATTGTTGACATTTTTGTACTTGATGTACGCACCAAGTTCATTAAGGTCTTTTTGTCGTTGCGTATTTTTAAGGTTCTTCTCCATCGTAGCCACATCTTCGCGCAACTTGGGTATATTAACAGTTTCCAGTGACATGCGATTGATGAATACTTGTTGTTTATTGACGGGGAGTGTACTTTTCTGTACAAATTCAACGAAATTCTGTTTATTTTTGGAGAGGATTTCATTCTTCTGTTGTTTTTTGTTATTATTCACCTGGAGACCAGCTTCTTCGATTTGTTTTTTTAGAGGAACGAGACGGTCTACAAAAACGAGGGCACTTATAGGGTTGGAAAAATTGGAAGATACATTTTTCTCCGTTGATAGCTTCGCGAGTACAATTTTACTGGCTTCTACTATGTCCAATTTAACAGAGTTTAATTCAAGTTGATTTTTAATAGCTGCGATACTACCACTGAATACACCTTGTATACCAATTTCTTTTACAATCTTTGTTAATCTGTCTTTTTCATTAGCAATAGTATCAACTCGCTTCTTTTCACCAGCCTTCTCGATGGTTTCTTTCAATGCATCAGCTTTTTCAATGGTGTCCACATTCGCGACACGTTTAGAAAAGTTGGTAGCCACGTCGAGTTTTTGCGCTAATTGTGAAAGTTCACCCCTTCTTACATTAATCACACTTTTTCCCGAATTCTGTTTTAAACGTTTAGCTTCTTCTATGAGTTTCCTCACGGCATCCTTACCAGGTTTGAACTTGGCCATAATGCCATTTTGTAAAACCTGACTAATACCAATACGACCAATAGAATTTTTCAGAAACTCACGGTCTTTGGAGATGGCTTGAGAATTCTTCTTCTTTGTTAGGGCTATCGCGTTCTGTGTAAGCACTTGAACACTATTCCCACCATCAAACCTTCCAATGAGTTTGTCTTTATTGGTCTGGTTTAATTTCAAACCTGAGAGGAATTTAACGAGTCTTCCACGTCGCTTTCCTATACTCTCCCTTTCACGGATTTTGACCAACTTTTCAGCTCTCGCTTTAAGTCTAACAAGGACTGTGTTCTCGTCAATGAGTCGGGTAAGACTCCTTCTATCCCAGAATTGTAACCCCATATCAGCAATCATAAAACTAAACTCCCGTTTTTTCTTGATTATCTCCTTGGCTTTTCTCTGCTTGTTCACCCTGACAGCTTCTCTAAAAAGTGTCTCTGGGGATACTCTCCCTTGTTGAACCCTCTGTTGGTAAGACGCTACATCTGACTTACTAAGAAAAGGAAGTGCAGTCAGCCTAATTTTGAATGTATCCACATCCATATATATTAGGCTGACAAAAAAGTGTACCCTCGATTGAATAATTGTATTTTTTCTTCATAGCTCATGTTAAAATCAAAAACATCCGTGTCTTCAATATTAATTTCCATGAGTTCTATTGGTGTATTGTACTGTACCCTGTTGGAAAGTGCTGAACGGATGAGGGTTTGAACAAACGCTTTGGGTGTTTGTATATCTTCTTGATACACACGATTCATTTTAATTTTTATACACGTTATTTCGTGGGGTTTTTTATCAAAGAATGGTGTCAATGGGTATTCCTCCTTCATTCCACCATCTACGTATGTCTCATTATTGTATGTGCCACATGCAAATATGAACGGTACCGCCATGCTCATACACACTGCATCTATAACCTTCATATCTGGATGTGTATCTTTAGAAAAGTACACAGTTTCAGATGTATTCATACAAAACGCGGCAATATAGATTTTCATATCAATTTCCGCAAAGGTGGGATCAGAACCACATATATCTACAAACTTCTTACGAATTGGTCCCATATCAACAAATCCAAATTTGTTAAAAAAGGAACCTATGCGTATTTTAACAAAAGTGGGGACATCCAATGAGAGTGAAGTTTCTAGAATTTCATCGATAGACATCCCGACCCCTAAAAAGAGTGCTATAATTGCACCAGCGGAAGAACCAGATATCTCCTTAACATTTACGAGTTCCGTCTCTCGTGCTTTTAGAGCCCCTATGATTGAATATATACCCATTGAAGCTGGTCCTAACACGAGATATCTCATCTTCCTACTTAATAGAATTGAGGAAATTGACGACGCAAAAGCGCAAAGACAACCGCGAAGACAACCGAGTGAACAAGAACCGCGTTCAAACTGGTTTGACCCGACCGAAGAACACCCCCTGACCCTGGTGGGAGGGTAAGAAGAAGACCTGGGCTGAGCATGAGGAAGAGCGCAGTGCTCACGATAAGGTCGTTGCGGGTGAGCACGAGACCCATAGCTTTGGCGATGAGACTGTACACCAGGAAGAACACGAGTGCGTGGAAGAACACCGCGGTTTGACCAGTTTTTCGGTTCATGTATGAAACTTTGGAGCCGTCGGTAGTCACAAGGAGACCGGGGCTCAGAGCCAAAAAAAGGGCGGCGGGGATGGCAACCTTCTGGGATGTAAGGTTTGGGAGCATTTAATATATACACATATAATTTTTCGCAAAGTTGCTAAAATCATTAAACGTTGCACCTCTCATCATTTCTTCATGGAGACCGTTATCGTTTATACTGCGCCTGACAGTTCTCCAAATATGATCAAGTCGTTCTTCGTACCATAATGTCTGCTCCTGGTCTTTCCATGTTACACGTCTCAATTCTGTATCGTGTTCAATGTAACAAAATTCAACAAAGTCACAAAATTGCCCTGTATGCTCAATTTGGGCATCATACAAGAGTGTAGTGATCTTGTTCCACATGTGCCGTAGTTCATCTGAGTATTCGACTTCCCAGTCTTCGATATTCAGAGGAGTGTGTTCATCATTGAACTCGTCGTCATCACTGACGTCGGGATCAAATCCGCTGGTGGCTTCGTATACGTATTGGCTCCAGACCATAGTTAATTACTTATCTTCTTTCTCGGGTTTATCTTTTATACCAGTTAATGAAATAGAAGTAGATTCCTTCATTTTAAGCCCATCTTTAATGGCATTTAGGGCTCCTTCAACCTTTGCTTCGTCTCCACTAAAAAATGTGAAAAGTCCATCCCTCACTGCATCCTTACTCATACCCGCCTTTCGCATAGACTTGCGAATACTAATTTTCCCTTTCCTGAGGTTAATGGTATCAATACCCTGAGAAACCATGTGCTTCTTAACATTCTCCTTAAGACGCTTCTCCTCCTGGCTTAAGATTTTGATATCAGATTTCGCTTCAGATAATTGTTTTGTAAGTTCTACCAGCTTGGAAACGCTGTCAGATAATTCGTTAGGGACTGAGGTCATTATTAAATGTAATTACTTTCTAATCTTTAAGCGCACAATCCACGCTGCATGGTGTCAGGGACAATGGTGGAGTTGTTCCACACGAAGGGGTCCTTGGGGTTAGGGGGATCCTTGCGAATCTGCTGGTTCGCGTTACGGAGAGCGCCACCGATAGTCTCGGGGAAACCGATCTGGGCACGGGGTTCAAGGAAGTTCTGACCCTTGAGGATGTCCTCTGGGGCAAATTGACCAAAGTCCTCGGCTGAAGCAACCTCACGGGGGAGGAGCGAAGAGGCGAGACCGGTACCCTTGTCCATACCACAACCGTTGGAGGCAGCGGCGGGGGCAGCGGTGGGACCGGCAGCTGGGGCCGCACCGAACGCGGAGTACTGACGCTCAGTAATGACATAACCAGACTTGGTGGAGTTCATCTTGAATAGAAGAAAAATGAGAGTAGCTACGGCGAGGAGCATAACAATATTTTGTTTACGGCCCTTGTTGAACATCGGCATCTTTTATATACTGTTAACAAATTTTTTTATTCTTCATCCTCGTCGACAAAAGCATATTGGTCTGGGTATACATCTAGGATAGGATCTGGGTGAACCTTGACCTGGACAACATTCCAGGTTGGACCAAATGCCTTCTTGGCGAACCAAAGTCCAGCAAATTCTAGGATGACATTACAGTTCTTCCCTGGTTGAAGGGTCTCAAAGTCGATGGGCTCCTGCTGTGCGTTGTATACCTTGGTGACATCGAGGCGATCGCATGTCATCATACCACCATCAAGATTAGAAGTGTAGGCACCTTTGATGACACCTTCTGTCAGCTTCTTACCAAACCAGGTCTCACAATTCTCGAGGGCCGCTTCGAGGTTTTGGGTATCAACACCCTCAACCTTCATGGTGTTCGCCTCTGATACGATATCAATGACGATCTCGCCTGAGACGTCGGCAACCTTCACCTTGTTCAGTTGAATAAAACATTTACGCTTTTCATCGTTGAGAGCCTTCACGAAATAGAGTCCATCTTCACCTTTGGTGGGAGTGGTGTAGATCATTTATGTCTATATTAGGTTTCATTTCTTTAAACCAACAAACGGTATAGCGGCTGACCCATTCAGGATATCCTTTGGTACCCACATATTTCTCCTGGGTTTATAACCATACAAAGTGTTTGAAACATTGAAATTCTTTGGTAAATTCTTCGTGTTGGTAGCCCTGAGTTTATACTCATTCTTTACGTAAGAATTGTTGGTCACAGTCTTCCATTTCATAGTTTTCAAATTTAACTGTTTATTACCTGATGAATTCGTGTATCCATTGACTTTAGCGTTACCCACGACCGGTTTTAACCCCTGAACGAGTTGTTTAGACAGCTTTTCTTCTGATGGTTTGGTTGTAAAGTTTTTATACTTATACGGGTCTACACGCTTTGCCTGGTTCATTGAAACGCGCCCATCCTTCTTGGTGGCTGGGGTTTTCCTGACAAGTTTAGATTTTACACGCCTGAAAACTTCCTCGATAGAATCTGAATTTTTGACTTTCTTATCAAACAATTGTCCAAGTTTTACGAGACGAAGTCGGTCTCGTTGTTTCTTTTCTGGACGAAGATTGAGTTTACTCATTAAATATATATCCTCGATTAGAAACTCTTTACTAGCCACATAAACCTTATCGTTCGTGATCAATTTACCAGTATCGATGTTTCTATAGGTTATACCTTTGTGTCTAGACAGAACAACCTCATATCCAAATTCTTTGGGTCGCATAAATGGAATATCAAGCATACCACCAAGTGTAACATCCTCAATTTTCCCAGTTTTAGGGGAAAAGAAACGCAAATTTGTATCGAGTGCAAACAATTCTACATCGATAAAGACATCACCTTTAGAGGGTTTATTTCCCAATTGACTCTTTTTCTTTTTGATAAGAGTATACCGACGAGATACAGCTGAACCAGAAGGTTTGAAACTGACACCCAAAAATTTAAACAGTTTGGGGTGCTTCTTTTTCATGCTCATGATTCGTTTCTTCACTCGGGTATTCAGACGTTTAGATATTTCACCCAACTTGTTCCATAGTAACAATTTGGTTGCTTGGAGTTTTCCAAAGTATTGTGGGTTTACAGGCATCCTAGGAACAAACTTTGCATCTATATCAGGGGTCACTATTCTATCATTGAAATCCACATATAAGTTGAAAGCTTCCCCCCCACTCACGATGATATCACCCATATTCTTCATATACTCTGATATTTCACCAATAGTCTCTATGATGATATCTCGGAGCGAATCTGTTATGAGAAGATACACAACTTTCTCAAAATCTTTGGTACGATAGGTACTGTGAACACGACTCCTGAATTTACCGAGGTCCCTCTGTAAATTTCTGTCATAATACTTTTTCAATTTAGCATCTTTGAAAAGTAGATTTTCATTTAGAAATTTATCAATGGTAGATTTTGAATAAAGTTGGTCATCCATTAATATATCGTGATATATTAATATGGTCTGCCGAGTCATCGACGAATGTAGATGTTATGCATACAAAGGTGAAACCAATCAGTTCTGTGGTTCTCGTCAGGGTGCCAATGTAAAACATTGTCCAAAAGACTGTTGTTTTGGTGGGTGCCCTGATGATGGTTCTCGTCAGCCATTTAGATTCATCGACCGTCCAGTACAACCCACCATGATTGAGAAATTGACACCCGTTCAAGTGTCAGTGTCTATATTCATATGTATGCTGGTACTTATTGGTCTCTTTCTTCTTGACTTAAAGATTAGGTCAGTAAGATAGATATAATGTCTCTCGAAAACATCGAACTCGAAATCGCCGCCCTCCGCAACGATATCAAGAATCTCAGTAAGCTTGTACGCAAGGTTAAGAACACCCAGGATGACCCCGATGGTGAGAAAGCCAAGGTGAGGTCCGAGAACAACGGCTTCAACAGAAAGCAGGATGTGACACCTAAGTTGCGCGCATTCCTCGCGCTTCCCGCAGAAGACCTCATCTCCCGCTCAGAGGTTACCAAGTTCATTAACAAGTACATCACTGAAAAGGGTCTCAAGCACCCCGAGAACGGTCGTCAAATTATCCTCGACGATACACTCCGAGACCTCCTCGCACCCCCCGCTGACGTTGTGGTCACCTACCTTAACCTCCAGAAGTATCTCAGTCCGCATTACATTAAGAAGGAACCTGTAAAGGCTTAAAAAAATAACACACATATAACATAACAAAGATGGTCACTTTCCTAACCAAGGAGAAGGCCGAGTCGCTCATTGCTACAAAGATTAAGAACCTGTCCTTGTACCAAAGAGCTTTTACGCATAAATCCGCTCTAAAAGAGTATGAACAATTTACAGAATCGTTTGAAACGCTCGAATTTATTGGTGACTCCGTTTTAGGGTTTGTCATCACTAAGTTCCTATTTGATAGACATGAAAGTAAGCAAGAAGGGTTCCTGACCAAAGCTCGTACAAAGCTTGTACGTGGTGAAACCCTAGCTAAAATTGCAGATGCATTAGGTCTAAACCCTCTCGTCATCATGGACGAAAAGGGGATGAGGAACAACTGGAATAACAACCCCAAGATTTTGGAAGATGTTTTTGAAGCCCTCATCGGTGCCATCTACATGGACCTGGGTCTTCTTCACGCAAAGGAGTTCATTCTTAGAATCTATCAAGATCCCAAATTTGTGGATATGAATTCTATCATGGTGGATGATAACTTCAAGGACAAATTAATGAGACATTGCCAAATTCAAAATTGGCCTCTACCAGAATACAGAGTAGCTGCACACCATGAAGGTCTCTTCTATATTGATATCCATATCAATGATGGCTTTGTTTCTAGGGGTGTGGCTAAGAGTAAAAAACAAGCCGAACAAAATGCTGCACAATCATATTTTCAGGTACAAGAAGAACTTAAAAACTACAACTTTAATTAATGTAAGATGCATCCTAATGTGAAAGCCCTGCTCGAAATTGAGTTCGCCGCCCAGAAAAGTCAGGAGTGGCTTGCTCTCCGTGGCAATATGTTAACTGCCTCAGATGCAGCTACAGCGATAGGCGTGAACAAGTACGAAACGCCAGCTGAATTGTTACTCAAGAAATGTGGGATGGGAAAAAAATTTGAGGGTAATTCAGCCACAAAACACGGTGAGCTCTACGAAAATGAGGCTAGAATACTCTATGAACAACGCCACGGGGAGGTCTGCCATGATCTAGGATTGTGTCCACATCCGAAATATGACTGGCTTGGTGGGAGTCCAGATGGTGTCACTGAAAGTGGTAAACTGGTTGAGATCAAGTGTCCTCCGATGCGACAGATTGTACCTGGAGAAGTCCCGCGGCATTATCTCCCGCAGCTACAATTATGTATGCAAATCTTAGACCTTGAAGAAGCGGATTTTATAGAATATAAGCCTGCAGCGACGAATTGGCCGAAACCTGAGGAGTTTCAGGTTATCAATGTAAAGAGAGACCCCGAGTGGTGGAAAAC